CTATTTGAACGTACCGAAAGCTTGGCCGTTGCCGTCACGGCATACGAGATAACCAAACTGACCGTTGCCTCGTGGCTGTCTAATCCAGATATAACCTCCCGATTTGGCCCAAGCATCGTATTCAACTTCAGAGCCAGCGGGTAAGGTTGCGATCAAAGCAGACTTAGTTGTTGCCCCCCACCGTAGATTAATGGCGGTGTTAAGCGTGAAAGTGGCCTTTTCTTCGTGCCAAACAACGCCTAAATCATCCGTCCAAGTTTTAGGTGCTGATACCGGCTTAGATTGTGGCTTAGGTTGCACTTGAGGCGCCGGGTTAACGGTGTTAGCCTTAGCAAACTTATCCCACCCGGTTTCATCGATATACCAGATTGACCGGTCCATGTCGCCACCGGTATACTGCCAGCCGGTGATTGCAGCAAACGCACCAGAGGAAACCGGCATGTTGGGCACTGTCCAAGAATTCCAGTTCATGCTTGCATACTTGGCCACCCACAAACCGCAATCCTTAGCGCAGTTTGCGACTTGCCAAATTGCAGACTCTTGCACATAAATAACCGGCCATACGCCGGTTTTATCGTGCACACGGTCAACAAACCGCCGAACCCACGTTGTGTCACCCCAAGCTGAATTTTGGTAGCTCTCCCAGTCAACAACTAGCATGCCGGTGCCGATGTAATTCTTGATGTTTACCAAGAAGTAATCAGCTTCCGCTACCGGGTCGCCTCCGCCCGCATAGTGATAATAGCCCAATTTCTTACCAAGCGACTTAGCCAAATCTACTTGATGATTGCACTTAGGATTGACATAGCCAGTCCCTTGTGTAGCTTTGACGATAACACCTTGAGCATGACTATCTCTAATAATCGAGTCGTCTGAACCGCTATAAACGTCTACTGTGTACATTGTCATATTATTTCACATCCTTTTTTGGTTGAACATATTCAAGTGCTTGCTTGCTATCCGATAATCCATGTGTAGTCGGGTCGTTAAGAGCATTCCATAAGCTTACAGCGACTAGCGATAAAACATAAGGGTTGCCGATTGCTTCCATCAGGACCGTCCCTAACGTTTGCCAGCTAGTGAGTTCTTGTGCGCTAATCCCAGCATATCCTAGGATTGGCGTTAAAATTGATAGAATTAATTGCACAACAAAAACCGGATTCTTCATCCGGACCTTTAAATTCATCATTTGATGTGTTCCTCCAGTCTAATCACCCGTTCAACCAAATCAGAGTGGCTTTCTTCAAGCTTCCCAAGTCGTGTGGTCACTCTCTTAAGCTGATTAATCGAGTTTTGTAAATCTTTAATATCGTAAGTGAACTGTACTAATCTTTGCGACAATTCCTTAATTTCATCGTCTGTAGCTTTTCGTGCTGAGTCTTTAATTACTCCTCTTAGCCAGGCAAAACCTATGCCAAATAGGGTAAAAATCGCCACCCAATCCGAAAATCCAAGACCTAAAATGCTGTGTGGCATTGCATCACCTCCCTAATACCATTTTTAAAATTATTGCACGAATTTAATAGTACTATTGAATTGAGTGAAATTTATAGAATCCTCCTTGTTAGTCTTTCCATTGTACAGAGTATACAAGACTGGCTAGTCGATCGGATATCACTTTATAGTCACCTACTCTATTTGGAGCTGAAATAAATCCCCGATGATACTCTGTTACCCTCTCCCGATTTTCGCGCCAGTCTTTTCCATATTCTTTTTGTAAATCTATCCAGTGGTCTTGCCCATCAAAGTCGCAAATGACATTTTCGTTAATTTCTGCAAAATCTATAGTAATTTTGTCAAGATTGTCCTCTTTAATTTCATAAAAGATATCATAATCAGTTTGAAAAGCTTTATATTGTTCATTAAAGGAAACCGCTGGAACACTGACCTTTTTAATATTTTCCAAATTTACCTTTTTAATTTTTGGTTGATTATTCTCATCCTCATAATATAAAGTCATACTCCTCAATTCTTCAGATTCAGTACGATATGCTGAAACATATGCATGAAGCGTGCTTTCTTCACGTATTTCGTTAATCAATGATGAAAGTTTATCCTCTAAAGACTTAAGTCGATCGTTGAGTGTATTGATTGGCACCGCATGCCCAGCTTGACTAGTATCTGTAACCGTCTTAATTAACTGTTGTGGTGTGGTCTTGTTTTGTAGGTCGGTAATCTGTTCTGATTGGTCACTTGGATTAGGTAGATATTTAGTGGCAACTGTTCCCTCTTCAAGTTGTGGAAGAATAAACCACACATTTTTAGTCGTATTCAATACACCAAAATATACTGAATTATTTACACCACCCCAACGTGTAGTCCAACTTATTCTTGTCCAATCACTACTTGCCTTCACAGTAAAATCTTTTCGATTATTAATACCTAATCTCATTGTAATAGTTACATCTTCACTAGGCATTACATAGATACTCAATGTGTAGTCTTTATTAGGAACTAAAGGCACATTATCTTGCACAAATAAATGTCCATCAGCGCCTATTGTAGGGTTGTTTGCTATTTCAATCTTTTTGGAAGCTACAAAACCATTAACACTAACCGATGTGTCTTGCAATGTTATATTGGTGATAGACCCTTGTCCGCCAGTCCGCCACTCACCTTGGTCCCATGAACCGCCTTTTTGATATTCTTTAAGGCTCCCGCCAAAATTTAAAGTGTTTCGTAAAATATTTTTACCCGAAACAGATAAATTATCTATTTTACTATTAGCAGTATTGGCAGTATTCTGTGCGTTGTTAGCTTTACTTACCGCACCATCAGCCGTACTTTGGGCAGTATTAGCTTTATTAACCCCAGTGTTGGCGGTGTTTTGTACAATATTAATCTTTTTATCAATCTCACTTTTTTCTCTTGAGATTTCACTTGACATCTCAGATATTGAACCAGATAAATCCTCTACAACTTGCCTAAGTTCACTATAGGTTACATTCTCAACCCACTCAGACCAACCGTTATTACCAAAATATTGTCGGATGTAAATTTTCTTTGTATCGGTATTAATTACTACCTGACACGATACTACGTCACTGGTTTTAATGCTTAACATTAATCCGTTAGTTAAACCTTGAGGATTATGTCTTATCTCATTTATCGACTCGTTCCCATAAATGATTCTGGTACCATTTTCTCTAAAATTGTTTAGGTCTCCACTGTAAACAGGATAATTGACTAACGGGTTTAGAGTAGTTTGAATTTTTCCTATTAATGTGCTCAACTCGTTTTCTTTATTAGTTGCACGCGTTTTTTCGGAATCGATATCAGTTTTATTTGATTGTTCGGCTTGTTTAGCTCTATTGATTTCACCGGTTAGTGATTGTTGTAAGCTAGAGTGACTACTTTCTGCATCAGCTTTAATTTTATTAATGGCATCATTCGTGTCGTTATCTGTTTTTGTAGACCTAGCAATTTCGCTGTCAAGTTTTTGTTGTAAAGCACCCTCTTTTTCCTTAGCACGAGTAATTTCGGTGCTAATAGCAGATTTGTTGTCTTGTTCGGATTGTTTCGCTCTTGAAATTTCACCAGTTAAAGCTGTTTGTAACTTCTTTTCTACATTATCTGCTCGAGCAATTTCTTTATCTAATTTGTCCGTTAAATCTGTAACGTCTTGCTGTGTGGCTAAAGCAGCATGGTCAACTACGATTTCGATTTCATTATCGTTAATGTTAGCCAGCTTAACTCCGACATTAATTTGCAAATTGGTCAACCCGGATTCGCTATAAGCATTAATATATTGAGGCTGATTAGCCTTGATTACAGCAAATAAAAAAGGCTCGTTTTCTTCAACTTGCCCATAAATAAAAATTGTATTTAAAGTATAGTCATTTTTTACATTTCGACCATCAAATAATAGTTCTAGGCTCATTGCTTGCCCATTAATTTTCTTGCTGGTAAGTTTTCCAGTTTGAATTTGACTAGCTTGACTAATGACTTCTGTATAAGTTAATCTTTCTAATTGCGCGTCTGAATACGCCGTGTTAGATGCGATAGGATCTAGTAAGGAAATTTTAGGTTTATCATCCGATTTTACTAACTCGGTATAGCGAAAGCCTTCATTTGTGATAACCGTTTTAAATTTTTCACTCATTAACAATTTACCTCCTTTATTTTGGACCATTAACCGAAATAATAGCACTGCGTGTACCATAGACGACTTTAACAGTATTCCACGATGTATCCACGAACCGAATTTGGTCTACCCTAATTCCTGCCGCAGATGTTTCTTCAACCCGTTTTAGCAAATACTTTTGTTGCCATGGAGTCTTTGCTAACTCAATTGGAATATCAACAATTCTGATTGCTAGTGGTTCGTTTTCTAAAGGTTCAACGCGAATATTTTTAGGTTCAATATTAAATGCATTTTGAATCGTTCTAATAATTCCGTTCACAGTTGCATCTCCACGACGCGAAGCAATTTTGGACTTAAGCATAATACGATAAAAATCATCATCGGCTTGTCCTCGACTTTGCCCATACTTTTCGCCTAATCGGTCTAAAACCTCACCTTTTGCGTTGTTGATGTCTCTGTAAGACTCAATCAAATTAAAAATTCCTTGTATATTTGCAAGCTCCGTTGCCAAAAACTGGATAAGTTTATTTACATTTCTTCCATAGTCAGCATTAATCGAGGCCGGTATTCGCGTTTTTATTTCATCAAAGAAATTCACGATATTGTAAGCCCCCCGTCTGCAAGCGCAGCTGTTTCTAAAGTAGATAGGACGATGTCTTGAGCCTTAACCTCTTCTTTGGATAAGCCAATTTTGATATCAGCTACATCAACGCCTTTAACATTACTATAAATTAACTGGTAAAATTTAGTGTATCTAACCACTTCACCCATATCCACCGAGTTTAAATACTGCTTAACTATATTTAAAATTTGATTATCTCCATCGCTAGGATACATGCTATTTTTTTCCAAATGAATATCAACATAAATACCTTTATTGGTCGGGAAATCAAATTTAATCACATGGTTAATCCCAGCAATGTCCGTTACTTTCGTTACCTGTTGACCAGCGGTATTAATTCCGGCTGCTACAGATTTGAAAATAGCTTCAGCAATATCGTCTTTGTATCCTCCGTTTACATAGATGTGGATTGCTTTAGCGGGTGTGTTAGTTTTAGGGTCATTTTCCATAGTATCATTACTAATAATTTTTACTGTTTTAACACCATTAACTTTTCTAATGGCTGTAATTACCCCGTTATACGGACTAGAGCTGTCCATATTATTAGCTAGAGTAATTCGATTCCTTAAATTATCGTCTGTTTCAATACCTGTACCACCTATAACATCAGTCAACGTCGCATACAATATCTGTTCTACGGGTGTTACTTGTTCAGCAGTGTATTCCCCGGATTTGTTGTAATCAGCACCTAATTTATCTGCATATAACAAGTGGCTAACTCCCGTTCCTAAGTTACCTTCATTTGCACTGATAGTCCCATATCCAGGGATACTCATAGATTTTTCTCCACTATCCTCTAGAGTAATATCTTCGGTAGTGACGTACATTAAATCATCTTTTGTCTTGAAAAGCGTACCAGAAGAAACAGTGTACCCCGCTTTTCCGTAGATAGTGATAGTTCCTATGCCGACCTGTGCAGGCAGTCTGTGCAATCCTACGTTAGCTGCTAACTGATCTAGAGTGGCTCCACTAGCGCTATCAACGAATTGTGAGTTATAGACCTTTTCAGCCAACATGTAAATTTGATTTAGACAAAAGGCTAAAATCCTAATGATAATTCCGCCTACAGACCTTGTATGCGTCTGGGCAGTTTCACCAAAAAGTTCTCGCCATTTCAAACATAAATCGTCAACGATTTCGTCATAATTTGGTCGTGTAAATCCTTTTTCATCAAGCATTAAACGCTAACCTCGCTTTCTATCATCTGACCATCATTTAGATTCACCGTAAAAGCAATTGTTAAATCACGATTATTGCGCTCAATTTTAGTGACATTCGCATTGATAACCCGTTCTTCCTGACTTAGCGCGTCAGTAATGCAACTAGCTATATACGTATCTGTTGCACCTTTTTCGGTTAAAAATGATTGGTCCATTCCTAGGTTTTCATCGGCAAAAAATTCACCTTTTCGGGTCTTTACCACCAAACTTACAGTTTGTTCAATTTCTTCTAGGTCAGAAACGACTTGAATGTCATTATCAGCAAATGTGAAATCCCCGTCACTATTCAACTTAATATCTTTCATGGTAAAACCTCCGTAATCACTGCATCGTTCAAGTCGTGCATTCTTTTGCTATCTAACTTAAAATCCTTATTCGTTCCATCCCAATTACTGATTGAGCGGTCTAAAAAAGTAACTAGCACTACTGAATTAATGCCTATGAAGTTCTGGCAAGTTTTGCCAACCGGAACATTAATTAAAAGGCTTCGTTTGCTATCATCTTTGTAATTAAGCGCCATCGGTTGAACATTTGCCTGCGTTTTATTTTCGTTCAGATATGTTACTCGCGCTAATTGAGCCACGTTGACGGACCATTGTATGCGTTCAATTAATTCTTTGACAAATCTCGTGTCATTATTTCTTATTGCCATTAATTTTCTATCCCTTCAAACTTTGTACGAGCTTCTTCTCCATCAAAGCTGTGCTCACCATTAATCACATACATGCCATGATTAAGGTATTTACTTTTAAGTTCAACTCTGGTAAAAGTTGTCAAACGATAGTTAAGAATGCTTTCAACCTCAAAACTCCAGTTACCTAAACCGTCGTTGTCGTCATAATCTTGCCAGTCATCATCCCGACTAGCTGAGGTCGGGCTGCCAATCAAACCAGTTCCTGTATTAAGATTGAAAACCTCTGTATTTCTTCCGTTAAAAATAAAGGCGAAAGTCAGTTGGCCACGCAAGTAAAACAAGCTGGTTTTAGTTTCTTCTGCAACGGTTTCTAAGACTTCTAAAGGGTGACCGTCAGCCGTGTAGCCGTCGTTATAAGCTTTATCATGATTGATATTCATATAATTCAAGCTAATGTTAGCGCGACGGGCGACATCTTTAATGATCGTAGAAGCCATTGTACCTTTGGCGTAAGTTACATTAATTTTTGGTAACTTAGTGTAATCTGTCCCTTCAAGAACCCGCAAAGTATAAGCAGTATCTACATCATCCAAGACAGGATTAGTAGTCCTAAAGACAGTTCCTTTCATCAGCAAACCAACATCACCGTTATATCCAGCATAAAGCTCAACTTTATCTCCTTGTTTGATAGAGTTGAAGTGGCCGGGATTGATGTTATATAACGTGATTTCGGTAATCTGCTTTTCTGTATCCGTAGAAAATGGGACCGTGAAATGTATCTCAATAGCTTTGCTACCTTTGTTGTATTCGTAAGTTAACCTTGAATTCTTGGTAGTAACGACCACCTTGCATTCAAAACCATATTGCGCTTTAGCCATCGTTTTCCACCCCCACCAAAGTATCGATATACAGAAATACTGTTTCCCCAAACGTTGCTTTGTTGCATACATTGGTTAGTCCACTTTCATCGAGAGGGATTAAATCCACGGCTGGAAGCTCAAACATGACATATCCTGACCACAGCCGTTTTCCGTAAACAAGTTTCTCACCTAAAATTAAAGGTTCGTTGTTCGCATTATATAAATCGGCAGTGTAAAAATCACCAACCGAATTATAGTTTAGCTGGATAGTGAACGTTTCGTTACCAAAGGTCGTTTCAAACTTTAGTGGTACTTGACTGATGTCTAGTTCATATTTCCTTCGATTACTCATTACTTAACCCTCGCTCTCGCACCCACCGGGATAAACCTATCTGGCCAGTGGTTCCAGTTTCTAAGTGTTTGGATAGGTGTTCCATACTTTCTCCACCAGCCCCAATAAGTGTTACCTGGAACAACCGTCACATAAACAGCTGGATTGGCCTTAGGTTTCGGTGGATTAACTGGCCCAACATGTTTAACTGCTGCATATGATGCAGAGACGGTCTTAACCTCTCTTAGTTCTAAATCAACCTTAAGAGCGTTTTTAAACCCGCCATCCTCATACGTCTTAGTAATGTTAGTTAACATCAAGTTCCCATGAATAATAGCCCCATGCCAAGTCAAACTGGCCCCAGCATACTGCCAATTCATAAGCTGAGACCATTTATCATTAATTTCATTATGATCCTTACCTTTAATCCACCCGCTGAAAGTCTCAGTAAAACTTTCGCGTTGTGTGTGGTCGGTAATCGGATTTCCAGATTGCACGGGGTATTGAGAAACTTTATTTTCTATGCTTTCTTCTTCGCTTAAAGCAAAGATTTCAACGGTTTTCTTTCCGTCTGTTAATTTGGCCATGCTTCCACCTCCTAAATTTCAACCTGCGGGAATTGTTGACGGAACTTTTCACCAATAGCATTCGAGATTTTGTCTATGACTGATTGCCAATCTGTTTGACCGTTTCCTTGAGCATTGATGGTGAAATTGTTTGTCATATTAACAACAACGTTCCGAGATTTGCTTGAGCTCTTGGCACTTCGAGATACATTATTAACCGTCTTATTTGAAGTCTTGAAGTTATTTTCAATCGTTCCCATGTCAAAGGTAGGTGTACCCGTTTCTAAACGCTCTAAGCGCAATTCTGGCGTGTTATATGCCATAGCCTTTGGTTGTGGCAATACCTTACCAAATTTAGGTGTCCCTTCGGCTAAGCGAGGGAACAATCTTTTGGTTTCCTTACCATTAAGCACCTGGGTTCCTTCGGGCAACGGAACTACGATGTTTCTTTGCTTAGGGAATAGACCGATAAGGCCATTTTTAAGCTTGAAAGCTTCAACGTAATTAGGCCCCGGAGCGTCATTCACTAGGTAGGTACCGGCTTTGGCGCCACCGTTAGAACTCCATTTAGTAGTTGTTGAAGCCGGTGTACCACTTGCTAAAGCACCTCTGAAAGCTGATGTGGCTCCAGGTGTACCAGTTGCCAAACCACCAGATTTAACCATGTGCGCTGAAATCGTCACACTCTTAGAGTGCACGGAAGCAATCGCAGACACCAAAGACCGAACTTGGCCAAGTCCATTAACATTAGCAGTAACATTGACAGATTTTCCTTTCAAAGCGTTAATTGCTGCGGTTAATGCCTTGACTTTGGCCGTTCCTGTAACACTAGCGGTCACTTGAACGGTTTTACTCTTAACCGCATTAATTGCACTTGATAGTGATTTAACCTTACCTGTACCCGATACGTTAGCACCCGCCTTAACGGTTTTGCCTCTTAACGAACGAATCGCAGAGTTTAAGCTCTTAATTTTCCCAGTTGATCCTGATACGTGGGCAGTCACTTTAACAGACTTTGACTTTAGTTTCTTGATTGCGCTAGCTAATGATTTAGCCTTGCTTTGGCCACTAACACCAGCTCTAACCTTAACGTTCTTATTTTTGAGCTTTTTAGTTTCTTTTGACAGACTCTTAACTTTCTTGTCGCCTGAAACTCTAGCTTTAACCTTGACGTTCTTGTTTTTAAGCTTCTTGGTGTTTTTGGAAAGTGTTTTGACTTTCTTGTCACCAGAGACTTTAGCTTTAACTTTGAGATTTTTGTTCTTAAGTTTCTTGGTTTCTTTTGATAATTTTTTGACTTTCTTATCTCCGGAAACCTTAGCCTTAACCTTAACGTTTTTATTCTTAAGTTTCTTGGCACTCTTAGATAAGTTCTTGACCTTCTTGTCGCCCGAAACTTTAGCTTTAACTTTAACGTTGTTTTTGCCTTTAGAAGCCTTCTTTACATTATCAGATAACTTCTTGACCTTTTTTCCACCAGACGTCTTGGCTTTAACCTTGACATTATTCTTACCTTTTGAGGCTTTCTTAACGCTGTCAGATAGTTTCTTAACTTTCTTTTCACCGGAAGTTTTAGCCTTAAGTTTCGCAGTAGCCTTTTTGGAGCTTGAACTGCCTCTTGTTTTTGACTTACTCTTGGATCCGGTTGACTTTGTGCCATACTTCTTGCCGGTATCCTTTTCGTAATTCTTAAGAGCTTTTTCACGCTTCTTAATCGCTTCAGCTTCCTTTTTAGAAGCTTGCTTATAAGCTTTGTCATTCTTAGCGTTAGCCTTGGCCAAGCTCCTTGCTTGCTTATTGGTTAAGTTAGGATTATTTCGCTTAACTGCTTCCAGATTGGCTTTGTATGCGTCCTTGTAAGCTTTATTCTTAGCGGATGTCGCCTTAGAAACTTTTCTCTGTGCCTTGGATACATCACTAGCATCTTCTTTGGTGATGCGCTTTTGCATTTGCGCTTGGTACTTTTTCGCTGCACCATAATCACCGTTCTGCACTGCTTGCTGATAATTTAAAGCTGCTTCTTGTGTTTTGGCAGAGGTTGACTTAGAAGCGCGGTTGGATAAGTTGTAACCACGCTTAGCCTCAGCCTTAAGACTCTTAATTTCAGCTGAGCTTTTTTGAGTGCCATCGGAATTAACACCGAATCTTGTCGCATAATCGTTAGCGTAATTCTTTCGGTCAAAATTTTCTTGAGCTTTAGCTTGCGCTGTGGCCACTTGTTGACCGTGACTTGGCCGTTTTTGCGTTGGTGTTTTAGATCCACCAAACAACCCGCCGGCCCAATTACCGATTACGTTACCAAGCATTCCGCCTGCAGTGGCACCAATCATTGTCCCGGCAGGACCTAGTAAGGTTCCTAAAGCACCACCGGCAATGGAACCAGATGTTGCACCTATGGAACCACCGACAGCTTTGTGTCTTGCTAGCGTTCCAGATTTGGTAGTTGCGAATGAATTAGCAAGGTCGATAGCACCAAAAGCAAGGTTTAGTCCGGCACCACTTTTACCAAGTGCGCCAAGTCCATTCTTGATTCCGATAGCCCCACGAGCGATAAAGTTTCCACCGTGGCTAGCAACGAATTGTCCAGCGTTACCTAACTTAATCAAGGTGTTACCTTTGAGCTTGGTTAGTGCTAAACTTGCACGTCCTCCAATTCCCGTGGTAACTCTTCTAGCAACTCTAGAACTTTCGGAAGCCATTTGCGCAGCCGTTGCACTTTCAAGTAGCTCCTCACCTTTAGCGATAAGGGCCGTTGACCTAGGTGCTGGGGCTACAACTCGACCGTTGTGGTAACGACCCATACGTGTTCCCAACTTCGTTCCAGGAACGTAATCCATACCTAAGTACGGATTGAAAGTTCCGCTGAAATTGCCGTTACCTTTAAAGGTGCGTTTGATAGTTCCATTTGCGGTGCGGTAGAAACTACCGCCCATGCCATCAGCTATATCAATTACTCGCCCGTTTGAGTCTACGAGAGACATTCCGGCTCGATTTCCCTTTGGACCGTTAATCTCGTTTCCTAAACGATTATTACCATTACCACCGTTCATTCGGTTAGCGGCACTCATCATGGTATCTGCGGCACTTTGCATCTTGCCGGCTGCACTTAATTCTTGCGTTGGCTTAATGCCAGTAATTTTGCTAATAACCCCACTTAAGGTTTTCCCGACTACTGGAATTTTCCCAATCAAATTCATGACTGGTGTCACCATTTTAGAAACTAACCCACTCATGCCAGGTAATTTATTAAGGAATCTCAATCCTACTAAACCACCCGTAATCTTACCAAGCGCATTAGACAAGCCTTGTAAATTGTTTGTAGCGTCCTTTGGCAATAAGTTAGACAGCTTACTTGCATAACCTTTAAGCGTGCCGTATGCGCTTTTTACACCACTTGCAATGGACTTAATTTCGCTAACGAATCCTTGACCAAAGCTTTTTGCGTAAGGTTGAACCGCTTTGAAAATATCCGAGCCAACATTCCAAGCTTCACGACCAATTTTCCCAGTAGTGGTTATTACCCCACTAGTTGTCTCTGCCGCTTTGTTGACAAAAGCGCTAGTTTTCTTAGGATCATTCATCCATCCGGTAATTTTAGAGAAAAGCTTTCCATCACCACCAAAGGCCTTGTTTAGGCTAGTAGCAAGTTTCTTTTCAAATTCTCCCGCCATAGCGATTGAACCATATTTAATGGAACGTTGGACCCCTGCTAGACTTTGGTTCATACGCCTTGAAGCGTCGGCAACCCCTGGAGCTGTACCAGCGGCATGAATGGCATTTACCAGGTCATCCCCCGTGTAATCGTTGGCACTTTTGGCATCGTGACCCGTACGCTTTTTATAAGCTTTGTTAAGGTATTCGTCGATGTTTGGGTTAAACTGTTTTAACTGTTGGAGACGTTTGCCGTCAATCTTATCTTGGTCTAACGACTTAGCTACGGATTGAATGAAGCGTCCCATTTCTTCATCGTTAAGACCGCCGGCGTCTTGCAAGTTAAGCATGTCATTCGTTAACTGCAAGGTTTTCTTTTTGTTCCCAGCGGTGGAAACACCAGCACCAGTTGCGTAGAATGCAAGAGCGGCATCAGAAACTTGTTTGTAATCATTCCCTGCGGAACGTGCTAAATTACCAACATCGGTAACCATTCCGCTAGCGAAATTATTTGCTTGCTTATTAGAGATGTTACGGCCTAAAAGCTGATTAACTGATCGTGCATTAGAAGCCCAAGAAACTTGTGAGGCTTGTTGCGTGCTGATGTAATCCAACCCGCCTTTGAATACATTTTTAATACCTTCAACTCCGCCCATAACAGCGTTTGCTCCAAGTTGGCCAAGCGTAAACATCCCAACCGACTCTTTAAGGGCTGACATAAATTTCCCAGGCTCTTTTTTGCCACCATTACCGCCACCGGCATAGGCTGACATCATGGAAGCTTGAGCTTGTTGGGCTTGCTTTTCTTCTCTTAGCGCTTGATTATTGGCATTTACCGATTGCTTACGAGCATTAGCCCCCTTTTCCGCTGCGGAAGTCGCTTCTTTTTCGGCGGAAGCCACTTGTTTAGCCGCGTTGGCTAACTCTCTTTCGGCAGATTGCGACGCTTTGATGGAACTTTCATATTTTCCAAAAGTTGTGTTTGCTTTTGAAATTCCTTCACTAAGTCTGGTGCCGGCCGTTTGAGTATTGACTGCTCCAATTTCTTTAAGACTTGTCTTGGTTTTGTTGATAGCCTCGTTAGCTTTAGTCATACCTTCAGCTAAATTGTTTCCCACCTTACTTTGATTTCCGGCGGTATTCAATTCTTTAAGGTCTGTCGTTATCCGTTTGATATGGTTTTCCATAGCTCGCAAGCTATTATTCAAACCAGAAAAGCTAGCACCTCCTCCATTAAGACTGGATAAGGTTGCTTTTAACTTTTCCGCAGCTTCATTGGCTTGTACTAAACTTGATAAACCGGTGACCTTTATGTTTGCCGTAATTGTTGCTTCGTTACTCATTCGCCGTCACCTCCTCTTGGCTGTTGCATTTGTTGCTTGAGTTCTGCTACTTTATTGAAGATTTGTACTTCTTCGCTAGTGGCTTTTTCCATTTCTTCTTTTGTAGCCACTCCGGCTACAATTGGAAACCAAAACCACCAGTTATCTTCTACTTGTTTTTTAACATCGTACGGCGATTTAGTCGCTAATCCGTGCGCCAAGAAACAAGTCTAAGGCTGTGTAAAGTTCGTCTAAACCTGGACGGTCGTCAAAATCATCTAAAGTTAAGCCGGCAGGTTCAACAATTACATTTTGAATCATTTCGTCAAAATAGATTGACCGCGCAATTTGACCATTTGCCATTGTTGCGTTATCTAAAATTTCGTAAGCCTTGCGTACTCCTGGGAATTGGAAAGTGTATTTCCATTCCGCTCCATTTTTGTCAGTGTATACATAATCTTCGTTTTCACCTAAACGGTCTACTTCTACTGGCATAATTTTCTTAACTGCCTTGGTTGTTTTCTTAGTTTCTGTTTGTTCTGCTTTGTTACTCATGGGAATAACCTCCTATAAAAAATAAAATCTAAAAGTTGTCCTAATGGACTAAAACAACTAAGGGAGTTGCACCCTTAGTCGCTGAAATTACAAGACTTCTACATGAAGATCTAAAGCTTCAATGGTGTAAGTCCGTTTTGGTGTTTGTTTACCAAAAGCTGCTTCTGCTGGACGAGCAATAATACATTGGTCGCAAGTAATCTTTTCGTAAGGTGTGGTAATAACCAAAGGGAATACCTTGCTTGTATTCGCCAATTTATTAAGACGCTTGTGGTCTGCAGAGTTACCAGACAAGTTAACGGTAACTTGGCCTAAACGGTTGTTGTTGATAGCTACGGAAGGTTCCCCTTGAGCATCAACTTCGGTTTGTACTCGGTCTTCTTTAACTTGCGCGGTAAACATATCGCCGTCTTGGAAACCTTGTACTACTCGACCATCTACTGAAATGTGAACATCTTTGGCATTGTAAATGTATTCTAAACTCATTATTCAATAACCTCCTATAAGTTGATTTGTCCGTGTACTTTCACAGAGTGGATAGCACTGGAACGAGTGTATTCGAACGATAAACCATTGTAACGACGAGCGCTAATATCACCCGCAGGACTGTCTGCACGAGAAACGGTAGTCACCGTAAAGGTACCTGCACCAGTTTCTGCATTAGGTTCGATAATGCCGTTAGTGGTTGCATTTGCTAAAACCGTAGTTACAGTAGCGTCGATTTGAGCGATACCAACCGCGTCGTAAGTAACCTTATTAGAGTTGGATAAAAGTTGTTGTAATTGCGTTTCGATAGAAGCTTTAATCCAGTCGTCACCGTGTAAGGCGTCAATGAATTCTCCTGCTAAAGTGAAACCTTCTGATGTTTGGTTAATATTAGCCTTAGTTACGTATGTGAATACGTGCGCTTCATGTAACTTCTTGATTTGAGTCACGTTCAAGTTAACAGGTTTCACACCACCAACGGTGCGGAACTTCCATGTCACAGACCCAACAGTCTTGTTACCCACAGCACCTACTAAAGCGGCAGCACCATAAGTAGCTTCGGTAGCATCCTTACCTGATGCAAATACAATCGCACGTTTGCCACCGCCGAGAGTGTTGACAGTAGTTTCTACATTATCAACGCTATCGCTAGTTGCTGGTAAACCGTAAACGATAAAGCGTTCTGCCTTACCTTCTGTGTATGCAGCAAGTGCTGATAAATCAGTCATGTAAGAACTGTTATCCGTTCCTGGGACTAACATAGCGAATTCCCAACCTTCAGTGTAGAACATGTCTGCCGCCAAAGTTAATTTGTCAGCGTAGGTTACTACAATGAATTTTTCTCCGTGTTCTCCTTGGGCAAAGAAACCTTCTGCAGCTTTTTGCAAAGCGACATTGTCGTTGTAGTCTGATACAACGTCGTCCAAGGAATAATACGATTTCGCGCCATCTTTGTTACCTTTGACAAAGACGGCTAAGTTCCCCATGTTTACGGGAACGCTAGGATTTTCAATATTAAGTACAACTTGTACGTCTGATAATGTTTCAGCCATTTTAATTCTCCTTTAAATTAATTTCTTCAATTACTGATGTGTCTTCTTGGTAGGTCTCGACAAGTCTTAACCGCATGTCAAACCCAAACATATAGGCGTAATTTGTTGTTTCGTCCACATATCGTGTTTGAGTCTGCATTTTTTCAACAACGCTTATATTTTCTTTTGCGTAAATATCCTGGGATGTTTGGTTGTCAATCACTACCCGCAACTTATTAACCGTGTTTAAAGCTTCTAATTTATCTTTGGCGTAAACCGTAAATGAAACTACCGCCTCAAAAACTCGGTCATCTTCCAAATAGTTATTCGGAATACGTGGACTAATGATATCGAACGCGATATAAGGTGGCTCTGGTGCCTTACCGTTGCCGTAAAGTTCAATTAGCCTTAATCCCATTTGTTCCTTGGTAACACGGCTAAAAACACGATACAGCGCCAAATAATCATACGTTTCCATCTGTTTTTTCCTCGCTTTCCAAGTAGTAAATAGTCACGTTGCTGTAATCTGTAAGGTCCTTTACGTCTGAAACGCGATAAAACTTCCCTTTGTGTTCGACTCTGGTATTTGGTTCTACCGTTTCTGCAGATATCCAAACCGCGTTGTATTGGGATGTTTTACCCGTTTCTCTAAGTGCGGTAACAATGCTATACAGTCCTTGCCGATTATTAGGCACAAAAGGTTCATAAACGGTTTTCTTGGTTTCCTCCTCGGTTTGCCAGCGACCGAAATCATCGTAACCACTTTTTTCTTGATAAAAGGTAACCTCAGTCTTGAATGCGTTCAAAACCCCGGTCATATCAATGTAAAAAGGCATTATTCTTGCCTCCATTCAATAGAACCATACATGCTACCACTATCAATAAGCGGTTTGCCATGACCCTTTTTAGCTACCGTTGCCGGTGCGTTAGGGGCGAAACCTCCGCTAGCAATCGTCCTTTGGATACTCATAACCATAAATGGACCTAACTTAGCTCCCACATTTGCGACGGACCCTCCGTTTAAGATACCTGCGATAAATGGACTAATAAATGCAGCGAAACGTCCCTCATTTTCATAAAGCGCAGTACGTAAAAAAGGACGCGCCGGAATACCTCTCGACGTGCCATATTCGTTCCATATAGCTTTATTTCGGTTCATCCCACCAAAGAGCCCTGCTTCCACTTTGGTCCCGTCTAATTGTTCCAACTTTTGGACCATTTCGGTAATTCCCAAGTCTCCGGAAACCGACGTTGTGAGTTGAATTTCCAAGTAATCACCGCCTTTACAAAAATCTAATCACGCCGCGCGATATCGATTTTTTCAAACGCTTGTACTCGACTAAAAAATTATCCGACCCGTTACGATCAAAAAATTTCTGTGTCAAAACGTCGGCGGTTTGTTCTTGGATGTTTCCGCTTGTATCAGCGGATAAAGCGCAATAATGCGCCACTAAAAGAGCGGCCGGCATAATCACATTATCATCGTTAAAACCGTCCATTCCAGCTTGTTTAAGCGCCTCTGTGCTTAAAAATTGCAAAGAGTCTGTGTCAAACTTGGTTAACGTGTCTGTGATAGCCGGAAACATGCTAATCTTTTTTTGCACGTCCGCAACCGCTTCGTCAAATTTAAAGTCGCTTGATAACATAATCGACATCATGCGGCGTATATGCAAACTTCAAAACTTTCCCCGGTTTGATTTTGAACATTGCCTCGTACTCCATTCGGTTACAACGACGGATCCATTGCAAGGAAACACCATAGTCTTCGGCAATGCCATAAATCGTATCATCTTCTGTCCAAACATGGGGTGTGATGGACAAAGGTGTAGGATAAGGCGGTTGAAAGCGTGCCTTTTTAAGTTGGCCATAAGCGTTTTTGTACATCACAGGGCCAGGAACATCCCCGATTAAGTCAACCGGGTTTTGGAATTCCTTTTTGGGTGTAGGTTTGCTTTCAGATGTTACATTTTCTGATTGCTTCTTAACGGAATTTGATTCCGATTGTGATTCGCTCTTAGAAACACTTTCTGATTGTGATTCACTTGAGCTTTTTGATTCAAAAGCGCTCAATGATTTACTTTCGCTAGCGGAAGGGTTAGTGGAAGTAGACTCGGCGATAGATTGACTCTTGTTTTCAACTTTAGAAGTTACTTCACTTTCAGAAACCTCTGTACTTTTTGTTGATTGGTCCATTAAGATCCCTCCTTTATTTCATGCTACTTGCTAGACGAACCAGTTGCAGCTTTAGCAGTAGTCTTCTTAACATTCTTTGCTACCGTATCACGTGTTTTAGGTTCTGGTGCACCGTCTGTACCCTTACCGCCAGATGTAATGTCAGACCAAGTAATCTTGATTACTTTTGAAGGGTCAAACAAGTAAGGTGCTTCGTGAGCTGTGGCGTAGTATTCGGTAGTACGTGTTGAAGCATGACGTTCTGGTTCAATTTTCACACCGCGTTTCATCATAAGCTTAACTGCAGGTTTGTCGTCTGCGGAACTAGGCATTTTGATTAAAATAGCCGTGTTATCGTCTAACTTACGCGAACGTACGATTTGCACACCGTTTACCTCTCCCATGGTACCAGTTGCAACGATTTTGGAACCCATTTCGGAACCGCGTAACCAGTCCTTTGCAGCGTTTAAACGTAATTTACCGGCGGCTTTGGGACTAGCAACTAATACCAATGTTACGTTGTCTTCCAAAGCATAGTTGTCTACCGCTTCTTGCAAACCGTCAACCGTTGCAGTCGTTGTTTGCGTTTGTGTAGCAGATAGGAACGCGTCCTTAATATCGTTATCAGTCTTGTTGGCTAACGATAAACCTAACTGTTTTGAAATTTCTCCACCGATGTCGCCGTAGCCAGTTAACATAGCCTTGTCAGTTACACCGATACCCTTACCAATTTCTTTGATAGTTGCAGCAGTTGACCCGAAAGTTAGCTTTTCTGGTTCGATTGCTACTCCTTCTTCTACGTCTTCGGCATCTCCAACGTAGTTAAAGCTAGGGAATTCTACTGTGCTACCAGGGCGACCTTCTAAAGTGCGGTCAATGTCGACTAAATCGGCAAAAACCAAATTTGCTACTAATTGTGCGCTTACCATTGGCGCTAATACTTGTGGATCTAACACATCATCGCTTAAAGTTGTTGGCATTTTATACCCTCCTCGTATTTTTACATAAAGTTCTTAATTAATTCGTTGTAGCGTTCAGGGTTGGCGTTTTTGAATTGAACTCGTTCTTTGTAGTTCATACTTCCAAATTCCTTTTCGCTCACTTCTTCGCCGGCCGGTTTATCGGTTGGCGTTTGTTTCTTGAAACGGTCCTTGTTAGCGGCAAGCGCGCGTTCCGTTAACAAGTTATCAAACTTTTCAATTCTAGCCTTAGTTTCTTCCGCGGTATCGGCTACGACCATGTTAAGAGTCTCGCTATCTGCATTGATACCTTTTTCAGATAACATATCCATAGCTTGACGTTCCATTTCCTGGCGGTTAAGCTTTGCTTCCAACTCTGCCAATCTGTCATCCCGTTTTTTAATTTCGTATGCTTGCCGTTCTTTGGCATTCATATCTTTAAGGCGGATAGCTTCACTTTGTTGGTTTTGCATTTCTTCACGTGCTTTGTTCATGGCTTCTTCTTGCATTTTTGCACGTTCCCGTTCGAGCCGGGACTTAACCATTTCGTTTACTTGGTCTTGCGTGAAAGTTCTGGTTTGATTGTTTGAATCTTCGTTACCATTCGTTTCGTTAGTCCGATCTGTTTGGCCTTCTTGACCGTTTTGCGTCACGATAGTTTCTTGCGATTCGTTCCCGTTTGCTTCATTAGGCATGATTTGCCCCTCCTTTTTATAGTCTTGTATGACTGTTTATTCCTTGCAGCTTTTAACGCCGTCAGCATGTTTTGGGCATAAAAAAAGCACCTACAAATCTGTAAGTGCTAAGTTAAAGGTAACCAATCTTTGATTTCCTTTAGTTGTTTATACGTTTTTCTGATTAAGCTGTTTTCCTTGAAATATTCAATGCCTAAACGAGTTATCCGCCAATTACTTGGGTCGTTTACCAAGCTATAATCAGGTGGTATGGCGTCAAAAAATTCAATACCAGCTATAAATTTATCTTCAGACAACATCTTCAAAGTGTCATAATACTGTTTATCTGTAATTCGTATTGTTCAATAAATTTTCATATCTAATTTTTTCCATTGAGAAAGGATACTCTGTCCATTTTCCAATAATGCCAACTGTAACACCTCTTTAGGATTTGTGCTGGCAATCTTTTGTCTACTAAAACTTTTATTGTCATTGAGAATCCAACCTTTTATGTTTAAATCATCTATATAGTCCGGCTCTAAGAAATAAGGAACATTATCACAATTAAATGTAATCTCCATTTGAGTCTCCATTGACTCGATTAAATCGCTTAATTTATCTAACTTATTCATCTTGTTTCATCGTCCTTGACACGTTAGTTTATTTCACGTCCCTCGGCATAAGCTTTTTTAGCTTCTTCTAAAGTCATACAGTTAGGTCCGCCATCATGGTTTATAATCCCTGTATTTTGCCATCCGCAGTTGTCACAAATATCGTAATCCATAACTTCTTTACCGCAAACGGGACAATGTAACCAAGTATATCCATCAATTTTCCATGTCTTTTTTGAATTCTCCATAATAATACTCAACTCCTTCATCCGGCTTAAACATAGTAATTACCGTGTATGTTTCTGGATTACCTAAAACATAAGTTCCATTATTTAAATCAAATCTCACGCGTCTGTCTTTTGTTTGATACCCCAACACATCACTGCTAGTGTCTAACTTTAAAAGGTTTGTAGCTATTTGTAAAAACTCTTCTTTCGTAGAAACGTTAAACTGAAAGCCGTGTTTTTTATAGTGACCTTTAAAAGATTTTTGACTAGGGAATGTTGCTTGTTCCCATTCTAAATCCTCATCACCATTATAACCGTTTTTTTCTTTGCTGTCATTAGCGCTACCTTCATCTTCTGATTTATTCGAGCTAGCAGATACTGCCCCCGCAAGAAAAGCTTTCCTTTTGGTGCTGTCGCTCTTTTCATCATCTTCCGACTCAATGTGCGGAATTCTTCGACAACGGCAGTTAGGGTGGGAGTCGTCTGGTATTCGTGGACTGTCTGGCGCCCCTACCTCATAGGGACCGTCATAAAACAGATTAATACACTTTTTGCACGCTCCAGGTTCGGTTACCCAATCAAACCACTTGACCTTTTCAGTTTTAAACCGGCTTTCCGTAACTTCATCCTCTAATCGTGCAGCTTCCGTCCTGGCAATCCGTTTTAACTTGTAGTCAATCGCGGTAATCTCGTTTCTTAGGTTAGTGTTTACGGATTGGGTCGGACTGCTAGGGAATAGTTTCCCGTTGACGTCCTGACCGGTCATTCCTTGGTTAATTACCTTGTTAACCTTGGTGTTAATCCGATTAACCGCCTGATCCGAATTGGCTAGTAATCTGTCTTGCCACGGAATGTAAGAAACATCTCCGTTAGGTTTGTAATTTGGCTCTGATAGGGCCTTATTTTCACGCTTGAAGCGTCTTTTTTTATTTTTGGATAGATTACCCATGTTTTGCGATTGATAGCTTATTTCCTCGCGTACGGCTGTTTTACGGTTGCGTTGAACAATCTTCTTTGAACGTAAAGCAGCGGCTAACATAACTAAACCAATCGCACCGGCTAACAGACCACTTAGATTGATGTTACCTTGTGCGACGTAAACATCTGCTCTTTTACTTTCTGGAATTTCCATATCATCTGGAAGTTTAGCGTACTGTCGCCGTAGTAATTCTAGGTCTTTCCTGGTTACCTTGCGTGATAAATCAACGCCGTTTAGCGTCCCATCAACGGAATAGTTAAGGTAAAAGTCACCGATAACCTCTTGAAGTCCTGCTAGCGCTTCTTGATAAACGGCGTCTAACTGTTTGTCGGTTACGTTGTCCCGTTCTAAAAGGTAATCAATCCGCTTCTTTTCTTCCTTGACCGATACCATCAGTTAGCCCCCTATTATCAGCGATAACTTGCATGTTAGTCGCTAATTGGTCTTGTTGCTCCTTGTCAATCGCATCAGATTCCGCTTGAACATCATTAACGATAGATAAAGCTTTAAGCCATGTCTTACGCGATACAAGCCCCGATAAGGTTTGTGCGGTTTGCGCTTCGTCTTTGATGTCGTGCGGTAAATCATAGTGGAATAAGATATCCAGGTCACTCCATGCTTCCGTGTCGACTCCAGCGATTAAACCAGTGCTAAACAAAATACGGTAAACTTCGCGTAATGATTTCGTAAATTGACGTGCTTTGCCCGTTGCTAGGTTTAGCATTGGTTTGAACTTCATTTCTAAAGCGACACCGCTAGAATTTCCGAAGTCTTTATCGTTTAAATTGACGATCATGCTTGTTTGATATAACGCGTCTAGCAATCTGTTAATGAGATTTTCCTGTGTTGCGTCTGCATCCGGCTTTGATAAGAAGTCGACGTCCAAGTTTTCTGCAGGTTCATCTTCATCCATTGAGGATTTGAGGTTAATAATGCGAGTGTCTCTTAGTGCGTTTAAGTCTTCTTGTTCTAAGAGTGCACCTAGGACTTTCATATAGGCATCACCAAAATAATCAACGTCATTAGACTTTTCACTGATAGCCTTGTTTAGCTCGTCGACGATACTTAACACATTTCCGATTACGCTGATTCTCTCGGAGTTTTCCGAAGCTTCAATAATTGGAATTGACTTAAATTCGTTGACTTGCCCTTCACCTAAGCCACCGTTGGCATTTGAAGTGTTTACGTTCCATGTTTTTTCTGTTGAAAAAAGTTCTACGTTGTAACCGACACCGAAATTTCCCTGACTGCTGTATCTTACGCCATAAAGCGGGCGATGTAAGACGGTATCATCGTAAATCACAAAAGTTTCATCTGGGGTAGCTGCGGTTAGGTAAATTTCTCCCTTTTCGTCTGAAAAGATAAAAAAGTGTGACTTGCCATAAATGTCAGCTTGCTTGGAAACTTCAGCGACTACTTCCGGAATATTTTTCCGGCGGTTAAATTCAGCAAGTTCCTTATTGGCAATTTCTTCCTCCAGAGTAATTTTAACCGGGTTACCTGTGAGGAAACCATTGAAGGTGTCCACTAGCTTCTTAGCGAAATTGAGGATTACTCGATTATCCGGCTTGCCATTAGGTTTGGCGGGTGCTTGGATAATAGCGACGTGTTTCCCTTTGTAGTAGTCTTTGTATTTCTTGTAGTCAGGAACGAAACGACTTTCGTTATAATCGATAAATTTGCGTAAATCGTCTATGCTTAGATTTTCGCCCTGCTTTTGACTGTAATAAAAAACGCCGTCGTCTGAAACGATAGCGCGCTTAGATAAGTATTCCGCCAATTATAGTCCCTCCTTGTATAACCGGATGTTTCTTGTTTTCTTCGGTTTTCTCAAAACTTTCATAGCAAAGTAACGGTCGGCGTCCATTACGTGGTCGTGTTCTTTGACCGGCTTATCTTCTCCGCGTTCAGCCGCCTTTTCATCCCATACGTAAGAATTAAATTCTTTTAGCGCATGTTTACTGCTAGAAGTCCATTTCATCTTGCCAGCGTTCATCTGCGACATCATGAAACGGATACCGTCAACAACATTATTGTTTGCGTTTTTCACAGTAAATCCTCGGTTCTTAAGTGACCGTTTAAAAGAAGCTGCCGACGGGTCGACAATTAAATTGGTGTCAGTTTTCGATAACTCGTTAGCGCTAAAAAAGGTTTCCATATCATCAACGAACTGTTCGTCTGTCTTTTGGTGACCTTTCTCACGTCCGGAATAGTAATACTCGGCTCGGTTGTACCACACACCGTCATGCAAGCTCCATAAGTGATATACAGTTGGGTTCTGCGTACCATAATCGACCGATACCCAATTTTTGGTATAAACGGTATCTGCCGGTGGATCCACAACCATTGTGTCTTGGTTGAAATTGTCATAAACAATCCCGTCGGCAACCGACCATTGACCTAGAATGTATCGCTTATAAAACACACCCGAATACATGCTTTCGTAACGGTCTATTGTGTCTTGAGATAAACTAGGATTATCTTTCATCAGAAAATGGACCCGAATGGCTTTCTTTTCTGCAAGGCGATCAATCCAGTTTAACTTAAACCAGTGATACGGACTTCCGGGGTTACAGTTAAACCATACTTTAGAACCTTCCACAGATAGCCGTGATGTTGCTTGATTGACGAAACTTTCCGGCATAAGGGCCACTTCGTCAAAAAAGAAACCTCCAGCAGTGATACCTTGCACCAAGTCTTGACTAGCTTCATTGGTCCCTCCGAATAGAAAAAAGTAATTCGTGTTACCGTTCTTGGACACTGTTAGCATATTTTCACTTTGATTATCCTTGACGCGGTAGTGTTCCGAAATCAATATCTTTTTCAGCGTTCTAATCACGTTTCGCCGTAAGGAACCAATCGTCTTCCCAGCCATCCCAAAATTAACTCCGTTGAAGTTCATCATGGCCCAACGGACGTAACTGGTTGACATCACAACTGTTTTACCCGCCCGGACGGAGCCGTCTGCGATAATTGCGAACTTATCTTCGTATTCCGGAGATTGCCACCAAAACATGACTTGGAGTTGTCGTTTGGAAAATGGAGTAAAGCTAAATCTAATGCTAAGTTTCGATTTCGTCACCATTACCGAATAGCCCCTCCATTCCTTGTCCGACTGCGGATTGTAAGTCGTCGTCTCTTTCCTCGTCGTCGTTTTCACCAAATTCTTCTTGCTTAATTTGAACTTCGTATTCCGCCAAAATTGCTTTGGCTTCTGCCGTACGTGCTTCTGCTTCGCCCTTCTTAATCTTAACTTTATCAAGCTCTGGGTTGCTATTGTCGGATAGGCGGTTAGCAAGCTTAAGTATTGTAGTTGCGGCTTGCAGTTGGACCATTTCCGACTTAGCGTTAAGAAGTTGGTAAAGCTTTCTTAGTGCAGCACTTTCGTACTTTTCAGATACGACGAGTGTTTTATACTGTTCTTGTGCTGCGATAAAGGTAGGCTCTTTTTTCCACTTAGATAACGTCTGCCGTGAACGGTTTACACTTTTGGCAATTTCTTCATCCGTTAATTCATCATCAAATAATAGCGCGACTGCTTTTTGACGTCGTTTATCTAATTTACCAAAAGCCCCCTCTTGTAACTTTTTGTAATCAATACTCACTTCATTTCACCCACCTCCGATTAATGTTTTAGGTTGTCTTTGTATACAAAAAAACCGGCGTGGTTTGCCGGTCAAAATCAAATCATTTAAAGACTAATAAACAAGTTCCCTTGCTTATCTTTTTTATCACACTACCATAATATAGCTTTTTAACCTCTCACGAACCACACTCTTTCCATCTTTTTTCCGCACGTTTACCTTACTTTTTTGCGTATTAATTCGGATATTACACAAAAAGCAAGGAACTCCCGTATTCCTTGCTTTATTTTTCATATACATGCAGGTCACTTTTTTCTTCTAGCAAAGGTTCCGCTAAAGCTTCGAAAGCGTCCGCAAATTGATTACATGCAATTACCCTTAACTTGTTATACCCACTTTCCGAATATCCTAATCTTTGATAAATTTGCCAGATTCTATAATGCTTTTTGTACTTCAATTCCAAAATTAATTTGCTTTTCTCATCACAGGCCATAATGGAATCTTCTACAGCTTCTAGAACATTTCTGGCCCACACGGCCTTGTTGTACTTGTCCGCTAGTTCTTCTCTTTTTCCGCTGCTAACCTTTTCACCAAAGCTAGTAGCTTTAATCGTCGTGATTGAAGCCATTCTTTTCAACCGTCCATAATCGGAAGTAAAAAAATCATCAACTTTTTGCGCGGTAGCTTTCAGATTAACTTTTTCATCAAACAAAAGCATTTTTAGCTCTCCCTTGCTATAATATAGTTGTCCTATTGATTGATTACTTTTTTCCGAAAGGTATATAAGTTAAAAGCCGGCTTTGTGCCGGTTTTTATTTTATGCTAATTTTTTCAACGTCTATATCCTCTTAGCGATTTTAACCAATCACTTCCACCCCTTCGTTATACTCAATTCCGGCACAGCGTCCGTTATCTCTGAATGTAATTTGGATATTTCCGTGTCGGTCATCTAACGGGTAATGGCTAATTACCCACCCAACATAAATACGTTCGTCTGGTGTGTTTTTATCTGTAATCACCTTGACTTTCGTTCCTGGCTCGATAAAATTCATTTTTTCCTCCGTTCTTCCTCATCAACTTTCATGACATAAATTAAAGATGCAGTTAGCAAAGTAAAAACTATGCCACCCAAGAATGCTACTAATTGCTCTACGATTTCCATTAGCACCCTCCCTCATATTTATCAATAAATTTTTCAATTTTCGCCTGCCACACTTTACGTTCTTGATCCTCTCCGGCATGAAATACGCCCTCTAAGGCTTCAATTTTCTTCTTGGTGTCTGCTGGACCATACAGTCCATTAATCACGTCCAAAGCATGTTTTACGGACTTATTTTTGATTTCTAACATTACTTTCCCTCTTCGTTATAAATGGTTAATCCTCTATCTTGAATACTCGGTACTTTTGTTTTTTCGACCGTTTGTGTGCTAGTGGTGTACTTTTCCACTTGATCGTATTTTCATCGACACAAAAGTATTCCGACATTTGCTTTGCGGTTCCTAAATAAATAGGCCAATCCTGTAAGTCGTATGCTATATACCAGCTAACATTCTTTGTTTTTCGTTTTGCGATACAATCGCCTTCTTTCTAGCAAGGTCCCGCGTCTAATTCCTTCCGCTAGCGCCTTAGTTTGATAACGTTTGAGTTCTTCTAAGATATCCGTTGGTTGAATTAGCGGAATCTTCCAGTCAGTTCCCAATTCTTTGTTGACTGCTCGCAAGGCCCGCTTTTGTTCGGCATAATATCTATCCTTCTTCATTAATTCACCCACAGTCTTTCCCTCAATCTTTCCAAAACAACTCAACCATAACCCCTGACAGCAAAAGAAATATGTCTGAATTTTTTGGTCTAAACTTTGCAAGTTCTGTTATCGGTTCCGACTCACCAAATAGCAATAAAATCAACGCCGTTAATAAGGCTATTAGATATAACGTAGCGATAGTTCCCGGAATAAAAGTTAGTATTTTCCGCATGATTACACCTCTACCTTGTGTTCTACTTCTTCACTCATGGTTATTTTTCCTCCTCGCTTGTAACCATTTCTAGGAACTTACGGGCATCACTTTCATACGATTTAGGAATCCGCTCGGTGTACTCCTCTAGCACTCCGTCTAAATAGCTGGCAAAAGGATACTTGCTCACTGCGTCTCTCCTACCGATGTGAAATTCAAAATCCCCACTCATGTAATATTTGCGGATTTCAATTTCTGTTTTTATTGTTTTGAAATTGTACTCGATAGCTTTATCTCTCAATTTCGATTCGCTCAACTCGACAAATCTTGTAATCATCATTTTTCCTCCATTTCAGCCCATATACAAATCAACATCACTAGAATACCTCGTAAGACATCATTGAGGCTCATATCTCCCGTTACAACCACAAAAATCGATATGATTGCCATTATAAGTTTGAACATCACTTTTCCTCAGTTTTAGGTAGGTCTGGTATCGGAGCCCACCATAAGTTGTCATAACCAGTATCGTAACAATTAAAGTCAAGCAACCCGACGACACCGGCGAAATCATCCCATTCATCAACGCCTACCCACTGACCATCAGTGACCAAAACTTTTTGGCCAAGTTCGGGCGTGGGTTGGTCAAATCTGTACTCTTCATCAACCCAAGGCCGTTCTTCTCTCTCTTCTTCCGTTATCGGACGGGTTTTGAATTTATTCCATTTTGTCTTCGCCTCTGCATATGTTTCACGAAAAATATCATCTTTAATTGCCCAGTGTTCGCCTTTTATACCCGTAGCAATCCAATCACCAATATTAACTTCTAAGCTACCTTCGAGAGTGCAAAAGTGGTATATGGGCCTTTTAACCATCGGACTACTCATAGGACCAATGTCTAAAATTTTATATTTTTTCATCATTTCTTGACTACCGTCAAACTGTTCGGCTTGAATAGTTGCAATTTTTCTATAAGTTTTTTTCATTATTTTTCCTCCTCAATCACATAATCTTCACTTAGCTTAATCAATCTTCTCTGCACCTTGTTTGGCAACTCGTTCCACTTCGGATAATCACTTTCGACTACCCTGCTGAAATCCGTCCACACGCTCATCACTACAAAGCCAGATTTATCGAAAATCACGGTACGTGCCGGGAACTGTCTTGTCGTCAATCCTAACTTTGCAACTTCCTGCTTTAGCTCTTCAAACTTCATAGCTAATCCTCCGCGGTGAAAGTAGCATTCACTACCCTGTCGCCATCCTCATAGTAGCACTCGGCTAGTTCTTTCAAAGTTCCAAATCTGGTTGCGATGAGTCTACCCTTGGATAAGGTTACTAATCTGTACTCATCTGTTCCATTATCTCGCACGACTAAATAGTACTCTCCACGAGAATCTTCAATAATGTTACCTAGTTGGTAGATGTCTTCAGGCTTAATCTCTGCGTTTGTTCTGTTAATTTTCATGTTTAATTACCTCCTAACTTTTCTATGCCACTCTCTAACCGCTCTAACACTTCGTCTACGGCTTTGTTTAAATTTTCGACATAATCACCCGCAGTTTCGATTTCGGCGCTATTTTCGGCCTCTAACTCGCTTAGATACCCCTTGCAAGCTCCGCTGATGGATTGCCAGTACCCTAGCACCTTCCAATCAACTTTTTTCTTACCTTTCACGCATTTCTGTAACTGCCAGTTATATCTATCGTTCTTGTATAAGCGGTAATCATCCGATAACTTAATTTCTGTTGCCATTTTCACATCTCCCTATCGCTCTTCAATCGGTGTCGTTGACAATTTGCTTGCTAGTTGATTTACACTTTTAACGATGTCGTCATTTAACGTTCTGATACCAGAAAGGGCCTCCATATCTCCTAGATGTTTTTTAGAAATAGCCATAACAAACCTACCAGGTCCGTTCCCTCCTTTAGTTACCACTACATCTTCGTCATCTTCTACAATGTCAAGTCCCATAAACTTCACAGCCCATTTAAATTCCTCGTATTTCATGTATTTCCCTCCTTAATCGATATTCTTGAAAGTCGCCGGCTTCCACATTTTCGGATTGTAGTTAATCTCATAGTTGTACTTAGAAACATTCTTCTTGGTAACATCGGAAACGACGTAGGTTACGTTATCTGATAATCCGATGATGTGCTTTTGGTAGCTCCCGTTGCTATTTTCGACGGTAATCACCAATTTCTTACTTGACTCCGTATTAATCGACAAGCGCCCTGTCATCTGAAACATGACGTCGTTAGTGATCGCATCAATCACTGTCACCTTTCTGACGACGTTAAAATTATCTGATTCTTGCGCTAAATTGTGAGACGCCCTTTCAGCTTGCGTACATCCGGTTAGCAGCATCCCTGATAATCCTAGTGCTGTTACAATTCCAACCAATTTTTTGTTAATTTTTTTCATTTTTCTTCCTCCTACTTATTTTTCCCGGCCAGGATATGCTAGAGGGATGAAATCGAATCATCCTAGGCGTTGCTAGACCTACCACCACGGCAATAGCTGAATTGAATTTTCTGTCACAATAAAAACTTCCAAATAGGAGGATGTTCACTTCCTTTCAAATTTTTGATTGCAACTCGGACTTACGTGTCCTTAACGTTGGTCCGCTCAAGTGATCAGTGGAGTAGAAATTATAATTTGCCACGGACCAAAGACATCCCCCAGACTCGCACTGGGCCCGCTCGAATTAAGTAGAAAAAAAGTTGTTAGTTACGCGGTCAATTTGTGATGTCTGGCAAGAAATGAATAAGTATAGAAAAGGAGAAACCTCCTTTCCGTTTTGAGCGCCTGCCACGCTCTGTAGCGGTGTGAATTGAAAGACTATATATAAATTTTTTGGTCGACCGCTTGCGACCGACGGAAACCGACGGAATTGCACCGCCCACTGGGCTTGTGCAGTAGTTTTTTCACTGAATATCTAAAGGAGAAAGTTTTAATGTATATTTTCGCCCTCGTGCTAATTTGGCTTCCAAATGAGGGGGAAAGCCCCCTTTTCATGCTAGCGATTAAGTCGCCACTCTTTACGATGTGATGCGGGCTAACTCCCATCAGCCCTATACTTGCTAGTCCTTTGACAGACTAGCAAGCTGATTAATCTCGGAAGTAATCCAAATTAACGTTTAACGCATCTGCAATTTTGCAGATATTTTTAAAAGACGGTTCGGTCCCGGTTTTGTAATTGCGTAAAGTTTGGTCTCGTATCCCCGTGATTTTCGATAATTTGTACACTGTCAAATTGTATTCGTCTAACCTCTTTTGAATTTTGTCCCACAACATATTGTCACCTTCCTGTGTAGTCCCAAACTTCGTAGTCTTCAATGGAGTTAAATTCATGTAATCCGATAGTTTTGGTTAGCCCTATAATTGTCATGCGAAATCCATTCGCCATTGGGACCACTATTTCTACAGGAATACCATATCGCGCTTGATATAGTTTGATACGCATTTTAGAACTATCGCTTGCATAAACCTTAGGCGACTTAGTCCAACCCTTTTCGTTTGGAGTAATCGAATTTTTAACATCGAATACGTGTAAAATCTCACCTTGTTTGTTCATAACTACAAAGTCAGGGGTATAAACCATCTTTCGCCCAAACATCCCTCCAACTGCGTGTCTGTCTAGCACGTCAAATTGGGGATGCTTACGAATGATGTAAGAGCCCTCAAAAGCTTCTAGGTAGCGTTGGTAAAACTTCGCTTCTTTCTGAGAGTCGTACTTTTCGCCTTTATAATCATTTCTTTTATTGAAGTGGACCATCAGTGTCTACCTCTTCCTCTTCGAGTTCTAAGGTTTGTTGCGCCGACGTTAGGTCAACGTAAACTTTATCTTGCTTTAGCATTTTAAGCTTTTCCAAGTCGACTTTAGAGCCGCTTAAAACAATCGTGAGTTGAACGTCACCTTTGTTGTTTAAGGTAAATTTTTCGATTTCTGCTGATAATTGGTTAAGATTAAACATATTTTTCTCCTGTTTTTTTAAATTCTAGTTTTCGCCGTACAATTCTTGATACTTATCTTCCATTTCCAAAACTCTTTCGGTAAAAGCTTCTAAGTGGTCTTCCAGGCTTTCGCCACATTCGCACTCTCTGAGCAACCTCCAGATGTAAAGGATTCCCATTTCCTGGGCGTCTGCTAAACTGCCGTTGCCGGTAATTCTACTTGCCTTCACTTTCATCTTTAAGCTTTGGTCTAACTTCACGTGTAATTCTGCTGTTTTCATTGTTTTTACTCCTTTGCCTTTTTTTAATCCATGGATAACAATCCCGAATTATAGCTTTTTTGAATTCCATTACTTCCGGACTTTCGTCTCTTAGAAAAGCCATAAAACCAACTTTCGCTTTATCCGTAGGGTCGTAAGTCTTCGCTTTTGTCCGTGTAAACGATAATTCTGTCGTCATCAATAGACCCGTCCTTTTTCTTAATTCCTTTCAGCATTCGGGATAGAGCCCGACTACTTTGGTAACCATTTCTCAATTCCTTAGTCTTAAGATTCGTGGTGATAATTGTTCTATCGCGATTTTCTAAGATGTATTCTAAGGCGTCAGTTAAGTTGTCCTTTTGACCGCTATCAGCACCGAACTCGGCACCAATATCATCTAAAACCACTAAATCCGCAGATATAATCCGTTTAAGTGTGGTTTTGAGTTCCAAACGCCCTTGCCGAGCGTCGTTATAATCCCTTGTCCAATTAATCCACGAAATGAATAGGCATTCTTGATCTGTGTGTTCTGCCACATAGCGTAAAGCTGCTGCAGCTACCCATGACTTCCCATGTCCTGCTTTGCCAGTTAGGATTGTATTACCCCGAACTTTTTTATCCAGATAGCGGTTAGCCATGTTTAGCATTTTATTAACATTGTTTCGAGCTTCCTCGGTAGTAACTTCGGAATTTTCAAATCGTGCTTGCTTAATGTCACCAGCATAGGGCCAGTAACTGCGAAAGTTTAGGACGCGCATCCCTGGTTTGTTTTGGTTAATGTCGTGCTCTAACTTAGCTCTGAGAGTTTCTTGTGAGCATGATTGACAAAACGGATTGCCATTGAAATCTAAAATCATGAACTCGTTATGTTTATCACACGTAATCTCTGTCTTTTTTGTAGGTGGCAGGAATGCACTCACCGGTTTAAAAGATGTCGTCGTACTCTGTGGTTCGGTTGTATTCAAGATTCCCTACCGCTCCTTCCTGCACATTGTAATCATCATCCCAACTTCTTTGATTAAAGAAGGTTGACCCGTGCTTGATATATCTTTCGCGAACTTGGCTGTTTGCAATGTAGTTGTTGTAGTTAGCAATTCCTTGTTTAATGGTTTCATCGGTTACCCCATCTTTAACAGCTTTTTGATAGGCCTTATAAGCCGTCTGCTTTCCCTTCTTGTTGGGGTAGTCCTTCCATATTTTTTTAAATCGTTCTTCTAAGGAAGGCTCACGGTCAAACTCGTTTGACCTATTATTTTTTGTATTATCAGTATTGGTATTATTAGTATTGGTATTATCAGTATTTAGTAGTTGTACATTTTGCGCTTGCACGTTTTGCGCTTGCACGTTTTGCGCTTGCACATTTTGTGCTTGCGGTGAAAACGTTGGTTTATCAACCAAAAGCCAATTAACTTTGTCAAAAGACCCGTCACTTTTATGCTTTTGTTCTTTTTTTAGATAACCCGCATCTTGAATTTCCTTTAAAGCTGACTCAATCGAACGGCGGCCGTCTTTTTCACTATGTTTCTGTAATTCACTAGTGTAGAATTGCCAATCATCAGGTTTGCTAAGCATATAGACTAGTAGTCCGCGAGCTTTGAAAGACAATCTTTCATCATTTAAGACGTCGTTGTTTATGATTGAAAAATTATCTTTTCTTTTGTTGCGAATTATCGCCATCGTTCCCCCTCCTCTCTGGCGGGCCTTCCACCCGCCCGGTAGTCTACGCTTACTGGCAAATAAACTTCCTAGAATGGTAGGTCGTCATCTTGAATATCAACTTGTTCTCCCTTACCCATTCTTGTTGCCGAATTTGTTGGCGATTGATTAAATGATTGGTTTGTTGGTGCTCCTTGGTTAGGTGAACCCCATCCATTTTGTGTTGGTGCTTGTTGTTGTCGTGATTGATTAAAGCCGTTGACCATTGCTGTTGCCGAATTTGTTGGAGCTTGATTAGGTTCGCGCTTACCATTTGGTTTGCTTCCGCTAGCCATCTTTGCGAAACGGGCTTTAACTCGCAAGTTGTAACGGCCCTTATTGTTCGGCTCTGTGTCCCAATCAACAGTAATCCCTAATTCACGTCCGACCAAGCCACGCGCTACTGCATCTAAGGAGTTGATTTCTGTCCCATCGTTTACCCCAGTCGCAACTAATAGCGTGTTAAACCGCTTGATAGATAAGTTTAATGCTTCTTCGTTGTAATCAGACCAAACAATGTGATCAAAACGAATTGTTCCGCCTTGATATTTCCCGTCTGTAACTTCGTAATCAACGACAAGCATAGAATTGCCAGCGTGCGATGTCTTAAGCTCTGCGTTTGAAATGCGGACGTTATAACTTCCCGCTTCTTCCACTGCCACAAATTCGCCGAATGTATTTGTGCTATCAACTTTGAATAACATGTTTAATCACCTATTCCTTTTCTTCTTTGTTTTCTGCTTCTTCTACTTCTTGTAACTTAGGTTCTTCTAGCGGTTTTGGATTAACCAACTCCGCAGCCTTAAACTTCGTACGGTCATCAATCCGATTCTTGCCGTGGTCGCCAGTTTCAGGGTCGCAATCAATCCATCTTTCGCCTTTAACCTTAAAAATCCGACCAACGAAATCAAAGGTGGCTGTGAAAGCATTGAACGTCTTGTCGTTCATATCCGCCTTAAAACGGCCTTTGCCGTCCATGCTTTGGCTTTCTGTATCAACTTGGTGTGCTGTGGCCACTACCGTAACGTTAGAGTTCCGGAGATTTTCTCCGAGAACGCGAAACCAAACTTGTAATTTTTGGTAGTTTTGGCGACCATCCTTGCTTTTGCCGTCGATGTTTTCCAGGACGTAATTTTGAAGGCTGGTCACGTTGTCTAGCATGACTGTCTTGTACCTCCCGGAGCCAATCGCTCTTCCTAGCACGCTGTTTACCGTTTCTTGAATAACCGGAATATCGGCTTGTTCCAAAAGCAAAACGTCAATATCCTTTTCGCCTCGAATAGCATTGACGGAGTGGTCAAAACTCATTAGTAGTTTAGGCCCTTCAAATTGCTTTAACAGCGTTGTCTTGCCGGTCCCGCCGTCTCCATAGATGAAATACATATTCGGGACCTCTGGAAGTTCTGCTGCGTTTATATACTTCATTTCTCGTACACTTCCTTTCGCTTGCTAGCCGAAACCACTTCTAAACCTTGCGCAGTTTTAATAAAATTCGCTAAGTTGTCGACTTGTTCCGGATTGCCTTTCACAGTGAATGTGACTTCGTGTTTAAGGTGCTTAATCTGTCCGTCATGGTCCACAAATTCGTTAGGCCCTACCTGCTTAAGCTGAATTTTTTCAAGTGCTTCTTGCGCCTCTAAGCGTTGTTTTTCTTCCTCTTCGATTTCTTGCTTAATGCTTGCGTCATTTCGCATGGTTTCGATTAGGTCTTCCGGTTTGGCACCCATATAGTAGCGGTCCTCGAAGTCCCTAAGGTAAGGAAGTGGGTTAACTCCTAATCGGCTTGCTTCGACTTCAATAAGATTGCAACCGGCTTGAATAAGCTGCAACGCTTGTACTTCTACCATGATTTCGGGAATTGCTTTTTTGCGGTTGAAACCTTTGTTTAACCAATTAGGCTTAATTTCAACCTTTTCTGGATCAACCCCGGAAGCTTCCGCAACCTCGGCAACCCATCCTTTGACTTCCTCTAATTTGGAAGCCTTACGTTTTTCTTCAAATAAGTCTAACTGTTCTTTAAGTTCGGCTTCCGGAACTTTCAAAACCGCCATAAGCTCTTTGGCTTGGTTTTCGAAAGGCGTGTAATAGGCTTTTTTAACTTCCAGCTTTGCGCTGTTGATAGCCTTAATCCATTTAGTGATTTCTGCCTTGGTACTTTTTCCGTCCTTGACGGTATCTTCCGTAATCACCAAGTTTTCGTACTTCTTAGCAAACTTTTTAGTGCTTGCCAAGAGTTGGTCGTAATTTTCGAAACTAAGCGGTTTAGTTTCGTCAATCTGTACCTTGCCGCCTGGTAGGGTTAATTCAATTTTTTCCATCTCGTTTTATTCTCCTATTGATTAATCATTCATATTTGCTCCAAAAGGAACGGCGTCTAGCTTCAGAGTCACTTCAGGACGATTAGAACTCTTTCTACTATCCATTGACAGGTAATTAATAATCAGCTCTTTCCCGTTTAAAAGAACTTTTCGATTGCTAATTACTTTGATAGTATTTCTGCCTGCTCGCCTAAACTTTTCCGGAGTCTTGGGAGTCATACTTTCGAGGTCAGCATATTTGTGCTGGCTTTCTTCTTTGTGAATAGGGAACTGGTTCTGCAAGCTTTTCGAAATGCCTTTAGTAATTTTTTGGGCAGTATCTTCGTATGACTTTTCTGCTTTCGGTTCGGTAATCTTTTCGCCGACCTTTTCTATTTCTTTCATCGTCGCTAAAAGCTTGTCTGCTTTTGCTTGTGCTATATCTAATTCGCTTGTGTCTACTTTGAAATTGACTTTGTATGTTTGTTCTGCCATATTAGCCTCCTTATCTTTCTAAGAAGTCAATCATGCGATTAACTTCCGCTTCTGGGTACTTGTCACGCCCAGGAACTCCCGGTTTATTGATTGAACCCGCGCCCTTTTTGCTGCGGATCATAATGAAGTTGTTACCATCTTCATAAAAAAGAACTCGAATCCAATAGTTTGGTGTGCTGTTAAAGATAATTTTTTTCATTTTCCTTACCTCTTTTTTGTGTTAAAATTACTCTGTGATAAAATTTACTTTGTGATTGTTAACCCGGCGT